TATTTGCGTTGAATCGTTACTTTATACTTTATAGTTAGTTAAATGTCAAAGTATAACTATAAAGTATTCTGATCGGTCGGAACCTACAAAGTCGGTGGCCTGTCGGCTACAATCAAAGACAAGCGAGCACAGTGCTCGCCTTTTCACTTACAACCACAGATCAATGACCCGCACCACTAAGACCGCCAACACCGCCAACACCGCGAACGATCCCGCAGCACTACTGGCCGCCGCGCTTCAGGCCATGGCCGCCCAGCAACCCCAGACCAACGCCAGCCGCCGCACCGCAGCCACCAGAGCCGAGACCCTCGCGCAGCCACTCACCACACGCGACCGCGCGGCCCTGGAGCGTATGGGCTGGAGTGGCAAACTGTCCAGCAACAAGCCAGCAGAACCGAAGCCCCGCGCCAACGTGAAGCCCGGCCCCAACGTGAAGGTGGCCACCTTTGCCGACCTCACACCCGAGCGCCGCGCGTCCGCCCAGTTCTGGGCAGGTATCTGTAGCACGCTCAGCCGCAGCAACGGCAGGATCTGGATTCCAGAAGCCGCCGCAGTGGCCTGCCAGCTGAGCGTGAAGCTGGACAGCCCGGCCCAGCTGGCAACACGACTGTCAGCCCTCACAGGCTGCACCGTCACGCGTCCCGCAGACAATGCCGGGTGGTTGCACTGTGAACTGCCGGGAGAGATGCCAGCCGCCAACGTATGGGCTCAGCTATGGGTCGCCCACTTGCAGGCGTTCTCTGATCTCATCGCGCAGGAGTCTGCCGACTGATCCCCAACCCCTAGGGTCCGGCCACCACACCGGACCCCCACCGGGGGTGCCCCTCGCTGCGAAGCGGGGTGCTCTTATCCCACTTCCCAAATTTTTTTCCCCTATTCCAGCAGGCTACTTACAAAATAAACAGACTTGACACATTGCGCCCAACAGTGCTACAATCAAATTGATTTTTTTGATCGCATGTCAAGCAAAAAAGAGCGAATTGCCGCACTAGAGACTCTTGTTGCTGAATTGAAAGAAGAAAATAAAGAGCTAAATGCTGCAATTAACGCAATTTTGAAAGATATTCGTGATTTGCAGCAATTTAAGCGTTTTGTTGAGCTTTCTCAAGCCCCAAGACACCCTAATATTCCTGTTAGCACTGCTAGTGATTGTGTCACGTGACTGAAGCACTCTCGAAACATGATTTAGTCGCGTTTTTGCAAGAGCATTTACGCCCCGATGACTTCAATCGTATATGTTATTTATCTAGGAATAAAACAAATTGCCGATTACTGTTACGCATGACTCAAAAAATTAACGATGTTGAGCATATTATCGTTACTTTCAAAGATAATAACATGATGCTTTACTTTATTCCTGACGCACTTGCTCAAAAACCGTTTCATAGCTTGACAGATGCTGATATGATTCCTGACAGTTTTGTTTTTATCGAGGATTGATGCAACAAGTTGTTTCTTCTACGCATGTCGCCCCTGCAATTCTTGCTGCGCTGAAGCTTGATTTGAAATTCGTTAAGCGCATTGAGATTGATTTTGATGTTGACAAGCTTGCGTTTTGTCGTGTTGAGTTCTACCCAACACTTGAGCAACTTGAAGACGTATCGCAAGCGCTTGAAACAAAGATGAAGAGCTATGCTTTAGTCGAAGTGTCTGACGAGACGCAAAATGTCGAAAAATGTCCCCGTTGATAAGACTCTCTACGCTCGCGTTAAAGCAGCTGCTAAACGCAAATTCAAAGTCTATCCAAGCGCATACGCAAATGCTTGGTTAGTGCGTGAATACAAAAAGCGTGGTGGGCGTTATCGTGTAGAGAAGAGCTGACTTGTTATGCCTCGCCCTCGCTCAAGCAGCTCTCGTCGTGCCTCTTCGGGTCTCTCTCGCTGGTTCAAAGAAGAATGGGTTGACATCAAAACAGGCAAGCCCTGTGGGCGTTCTGACGGCGAGAAGCGTCGTGGCTATCCTGCTTGCCGCCCGTCTAAACGAGTTTCTGCTGACACGCCGAAAACAAGCAAAGAATTGACACCCGAAGAGAAGAAACGCTTCAAGCGTGCAAAAACAAGCAGCAAGCGCATAAAGTATCAACACAAACGCAAGAAGAAGTAATGCCAGCCAAAGCACGCAGTAGTCGCTACGCAGATCGAGCAGCACTGCAGTCGCTAGGACTATTTAGCGACACGTCAAAAATGCGTGCAATCGCAAAGCGCGGCAATAATAGCTTTGATTATGAAAACTGTGAGATAAGAATATCGTCTGATCTACTCCCGCATCAAAAAGATTTTGTAACTGACTTTGATCATCGTATGGTCGCATTGTGTGGGGGCTTTGGTAGCGGGAAAAGTTTTGCAGCGGTTACAAAGTCAATTCTGCTTTGTTTTCGCAGTCAGGGCTTCACGCACTTATTCCTGGAACCCACAATCCCGTTGCTCCGTGACGTTGCAATTCCCGCTTGGCAGAATGTTCTTGATCGCTACAGCATACCCTATGAGTTTAGGACTAGCCCACTCCCAGTATTTACGCTAAAACTCCCCAAGGGCGATACTCCTGTTCTTCTGCGCTCATTTGAAAACTACAATAGAATTATCGGCGTTAATGCTGCAAGTATGGTTGTTGATGAAATTGATACAGTTTCGACGCAAACAGCTGAGGCGGCAATTGTAAAACTACAAGGGCGCGTTCGTGTAGGCAAGTGCCCTCAGCTTTGCTTTGCATCTACGCCCGAGGGTCACAAAGCTCTCTACAACATGTTTGTGCGCGAATCATCAGAAGAGAAAGCGCTCTATAAAGCAAAAACTGCTGACAACCCCTATCTTGATCCGGGCTTTATTGAAAACCTACGTGCAACATACCCAGCAAATTTAATTGAAGCCTATTTGAATGGCGAGTTCGTTAATCTTGCGCAAGCAACAGTCTTCCATGAATTTGATCGTCAAAAGCATTGCACGAGCGTTTTCCATCCAGAACCTCACGAAAGAATTATTTTTGGCGCCGACTTCAACATTGGGAACAGCATGTCTTGCTACGCCGTTGTTCGTCCCTCGCCGACTGGGCAGGCGGTTCACATATTTGAAGAGCACATGTGCCGCACAACATTCGATCTCGTCGAACACATCAAGCGTCGATTCCCCAGGCAGATAGCGAATGGCATGGTGACCTGCCATCCAGATGCCAGTGGCAGCCATGCCAGCACCAGCGCAACCGAGAGTGATCACGACATCTTGCGTAATGCGGGCATCAAGGTTGTTGCAGAGCGCCGCAACCCACCCGTTGCAGAAACAATTGCTCACACCAATCTTCATATTCACGCATGTTCTGTTCTCGTTAACCCAACAGCGTGCCCAGAAACCTTACAAAGTCTTGAGAACTGGGGTTACGATGAAAGTTATCGTCCAATGAAGGGCGGCAAGCATGACCTTTCTCACGCAGGTGACGCTTTGCGTTATTTGATTTGGCATACAATGCCACGTGCAACTGCTCATTTCAGTCGCCCACGTTGGCGTTGAACGCCATAGAGCTACACTGCTTGTATTGCAGGCGCAAAAACAGTGGCTATCGTCCCCAATTCTCTTGTACCAGCGGCTGACAACCTCGTATTGCCTTTTGAAAGGCGTTATCCAGAGTACGAGCAGTCATTTGAAGAGGTATCGGGCGTTGATGCTTACTCGTTAGAGCAAGCAGAGCAGTTTTCACGTCTTGCGCCGATTCGTTTTTGTACGCTGCCCGAGTTCTATCTTTTTGAAGCATCTGACGAATATCTACCTCAAGATTATTTAGAAGAAGACAAAAGCTATCAAGTTCGCAAAACACGTTCGCAAAGCAGCTTTCAGAACTATTATTGCCACCTTCGTGATTTGGTTTGCGGGACGGCCTTGCGAAAAGGTGTTGGCATTCCTGAAAATATTGCACCGGAATGGGGTAATTTTTTTGAAGATGTAGATCTTGAGGGGCATTCTGTACTTTCCTTCGCCAAAGAAGCTTTTACAGAAGCGCTTGACGGGGGCGTTTCTGGGATTTGGGTTGAGTACACCAAGCTCCCAGAAAATCTGAGTGCCGCAGAAGAGCGTCGTCTCAATCCTCGCCCCTACTTTGTGCTGATGCGCATGGAGCAGGTGCTCGAATGCCGCTACGACGTGTTCAACGCACAGATAGGGGCGCAGAGTGTATTTGGCGCGTTCCCGACTTACTTGCGAATTAAGACCGAAGTTCGTCGTCAAAGCGAGCAAAACGAGTTCTTTGAAGAAGTCATCCCCGCTGTACGTGTTTATGACATTGCAAATCTTGCAGATAACAGCGTTTCTGAGCTTTCTGATGAGCCTGAACCTGCAATTCCTCAACAACGCGTTCGTTGTCGCTTGTACACAAAGAAAAATGAGCCGGGCAATGTAGATAAATACCTGCTTGAAGAGACGACTTACCTTTCAATCCCGTTTATCCCGTTTGTGCCCGTCTTTGGCGGCAAGAAAGAAGCATTTTTCCGTGCTCGCCCCTTACTTTTTGACATCGCACGTCTTAATTTGAATCATTGGAGTATCTCTGCTGATCTTGCAGAGACCATCCACCTCACCTCGTCGCCGATCCTGACGGGTACGGGCGTACGCCCTGATGACGAGATCAAAGCTGGCGCCGGTCGCGCTCTGTTCTCGCAGAACCCTGATGCCAAGTTTGATCTGATGAGCGCTTCGATGGAGGGCGCATCGGTCACGCTGGAGAATCTGAGGCGCATTGAGCAGGCCATGGAGCGCCTTGCTGCTGTTGCCATGACAACGGGCAAGACGCAGGCGGAAAGTGGCTTTGCGAAGCTCTTGGACCGTTCTCAGAGCGATTCGCAACTAGCTGTGCTCGTGCAAGGGCTTGAGGATGCGTTGAATCGAGCCTTGCTCTACGCCTCCGCCTATCGCAGTATCCCTGAGGTGCGCGTGACGATTAGCAAGAACTTCATCCCTGTCAAGCTGCACTCTCAGCAAGTGATGGCACTCAGTTCGTTGTTCAAGGACAGCAATGCGATCACCATCGAGATGTTCCTGCGGATGTTGGAGGCGGGCGAGATGTTTGAAGGTCTGCCCGACTTCAGCGTGAAGCAACTGCTGAGCGACATGGATCTTGATGGAACTGAGACCGCACGTGAGCTGGGACTTGCCGGTGGGGCGCAGATGATAAATCGTGGGCAAATGCCAGTGGATAACACGTCTCCGATGAGCGAGGGACGTGATCTTGAGATCATGGAGGCTTCTGTTGAGCTAAACGAAGCAGGTAGTGCTACTATTTAACGAGTCAACTCATGTTTTTACATGCCTGCCCAGGTACCCGAAACCCTCGAAGAGGCGCTTGCTGCTATTCAAGCACTAGAGAAGCGCACTGAGAGTCTTGAAAGCGAGAGCACAAAGCTAAAAGCAACAAATCAAGGACTTCTCAAGGATCTTAAAAAAAAGAAGACGGTTGACAGCTTTTTGAAAGTCGCTGGTATTGAGCTGAGTGACGATCTTGATGAAGATGCAATTGCTGAGCGCATTGCAGGATTGCGCAAGAAAGAGGACGGCGATGATGGACAGTCCGAATCTCAGGCTCAGCCGCAGCAGCAGGCTCAAGGCCAAACGCCTGCTGACGCAATGAACGAAGCGATGAAAGCGCAGTTTGCATCGCTGCGCAAAGAGCTGACTGATTTGCGCAAAACAAACGAGCAGCTTGAAAATGAGCGCAATCAAGAACGCGAGAAACGTCGTGAAAGTAAGCTTGAGCGCTTTGTGACAGACGAGCTATCAAAAGCCGAATGTCGTCGCCCTTCGCATCTTTACAAGTTGATGAAGGAGAAGTTTCGTCTTCTTGACGACGAAAGCACCGTTGTTTTTGGGTCTGAAGACGATCCCGTTTCTTTGCGTGACGCCGTTACAAAATTGCGTGACGACGAAGAATTTGCAGTTTACTTCGCCGGTAGTGGTGCAACCGGGTCGGGTATGACAACAACTCGCGCTGCAACGACCACTTATTCAAACAATCCCTTCAGCAAAGACAGCGTAAATGCAACCAAGGCAGCTGAGTTGCTGCAAAAAGATCCTGACAAGGCGAAGCGTTTGATGAACGAAGCTCGTCTCGCTGGCAAGCTTGATCCGGTTCTGGGCAGAGCAGTGCAGTCGATGTAAGCTGAACTTGGTTGACGAAGACCTCAAGCCTCTCGGGAGCGTGCCTCGGGAGGCTTTTTATTGCTACGCTGCGGCTAGAGTATTTTGTAAAATGTCTGTCACTTACAGGGGTGAAACATTTTCCGGCTACAACAAACCAAAAAGAACCCCGAATCACCCAACCAAGTCGCACGCTGTTCTTGCAAAAGAAGGCGACAAGATTCGACTGATTCGTTTTGGGCAGCAGGGTGTTAGCGGTGCTGGTAGCAATCCAAGGTCAGAGAAGGAGAAGGCGCGTCGTCGATCATTTAAGGCGAGACATGCAAAGAACATTGCACGAGGGAAAATGAGTCCTGCATATTGGAGTTCCGTTACCAAATGGGTCTTTTGGGGTGCTATGCTAAGTGGTGAGTTGACAGCACTTCTTCGACATGCTTCCAATACATAATGAAAATGTTGTAGCCCTTGGCGATTGTTGGATGGCAATGTGCAAATGCGGCGCCATCAACAAGTATTCCACTAAGAATTCGGCGCTAAATATGGCTAAACGCGGCAGTTGCCGCCATTGCAAAAAAGATTACAGAAGCGTTGGTGAGGGTGAAGCTCGTATATATAAAAACGAAAAAGGTAAATGGTGCTCAGTTTGCAGTGGCTGTGGAGCTGAACAAGCTTACACAAGAAAGGATCACGCCAAGCAAAGCTCTTTGTCCGACTGGCAGTGCAAAAAATGCGTTTCTGCCGCAAGAGCATTCTCAGCAAATGCAAGCATTGGAGCATTTAAGCGTTTGTTCAATAAATTTGAAAAATCTGCAAAATCAAGACAAATTGAATGGGCGCTGGAGTACGATTACTTTTGTTCTATTTTTGATGGAAAATGCGCATTGACTGGTTGGCCTATAACTACTGACTACGGAAATGGAACAGCCAGTCTTGATAGAATAGACAGTAAAATTGGCTACTGCGTTGGAAACGTAAGATGGGTTCACTCAATGGTAAATATGTCAAAAAATAAATATGATGAAGACTTGTTTGTTGAAATGTGCATCGCCATTGCAAATAATTACTCCGATCGTGAAAAATGGTGAGTAGCCTTTCATTCTAGCACTGCAAAGTAGCTCTTGCGTCTTGCCTAGCATGTAGGTGAGCGCTCAACTCATTCGCCATGCCCTTCAAGACCGACCGCAACATCATTGGCCGCCAGATCACCTCGGCAGTCGAAGAGGCCATCACCGCTCTGCGTGTCTCCTATGACGCCGGAATGGCCAGTGGCAGCATCTACGTGATTCCTGCTGCTTTCACCCGCGAGAACCTTGTGGAGCTGTTTGCTGGCCTGCCCACCGTGACCGGGACTCAAACCCTGGACATTAGTGGAACTGCTGGTAACGCCACTGTGTCTGCGGGCGAAAAAGCCGTTGCCACTGGCAAGGGCTGGACTCTCGACACTACCCCCTGATTTACTTTTCAGGTGCAGCGCCCCGCTTCGGTGGGGCTTTTTTATTAAATCGCTCTACGTGTAATGAAAAAGTCCAAGAAGCAGGCCAAGTTTGAATACGTGATGAAAGAATTCAAAGAGGGTAAGTTGAAATCCTCTTCTGGGCGCAAAGTTACAAGTCGTGCGCAAGCAATTGCAATTGCTGCTAGCGAAAGTGGAATGCGCAAGAAAAAGGAGGAAGATAAGAAAAAGCGCAAGTACACCACTAAAAAGCGCTAGAGCCCCCTTGTCTCTTGCTATTCTTTGACTGTTAGAGGCTGTGCCTCGTGAAGTCGAGCCTTGCTCGCATCGCGGTTGTACCGCAACCCTTTGCTTGGCAGCTGTGCTGCTAGCACTCGTTCATACTTTCACTTGAGGCAAAGACAATGCTCCTCGCTGGCATTCCTTTTATTCCTCAGCTTTTCCTGGAATATCAGCAGGAGGAGCTGCAAAACCGTAACGCTCTTGTTACGTCCGGTCTGATGGTGACTAACTCTGCCATCCAGGCTGAGTTTGCCAAAGGCGGCAAAACCATTGATCTGCCGTTCTTCGGTGATCTGACTGGTGATTCTGAAATCCTTGATGACACTTCTGGTCTGACCGCCGCCACTCTGGCTGGTGATGTGCAGACCGGCGTGCGCAACATGCGTGGTAAGGCTTGGAAAGCCTCGGATCTGGCTGGTGAACTGGCTGGTTCTGACCCCATGCAGGCCATTGCTCGTCGCACTGGTCAGTACTGGGTGCGCGACATGCAGACCACTCTGATCTCCACGATCAAGGGTCTGTTTGCAACTGGCGGTCCCCTGATTTCCTCTCACGCCGTTGGCGGTACCTCCACCCAGCTTTCTCAGAGCGTGATGGTGGACGCTATCGCCAAACTGGGTGATGCAGGTCAGGAACTCACTGGTGTGCTGATGCACTCCCGTGTGTATTACGCCCTGATGAAGCTGGATCTGATCGAGCCCGCCTCGACCACCTCTCAGCTTGACACCCGCCTGTCTGCTCAACGTCTTGAGCTGGGCACCTATCTGGGTCGCCCGGTGTTCGTTGACGACACCCTGCCGGTTGATGCTGGCGCTGGTACTGGCGGTGCTGATGTGCTGCACACCTACTTCTT